TAGATAATTTAATGGATTTAAATCGTTCAGGTCAATTAGATGATTTATTCAAAGGCATTGACGTTCCAGCCTTAAGAGAGACTGATGAACTAAGGCGTTATGCAGAAGACCCTAATGTTCGTCGCATAGAAGACGGTTTGAGTTACAGTGGAACAAAAAAATTAGAATTATTTCCACCTGTTCCTTTTAATAAACAAGCTGACTATGTTGATCTATTATTAAAAGCCACAATCAAAGATGCACAATCTAGAGGCATTCAAAAAGTGGCTATTTATCCTTCAGATTTAGTTAATCAACGATGGGGCAAAAATCCAAATAGTGATGCAGGTAAAAAGTTTACAGACTTGTATGGCAAAGTAGCTGTACAGCAAATGAAAAATATTGCGAAAAAGTACGGAGGCACAGCAAAAGTAGAAACTGTTATGAATCCAAATCTTTCTGATCGTGGTTTGACATACTACAAAAGAAATTTAGAAGGTGAATATGAATATTTAAAACAAGATCAATTAGCTCAAGGATTAGAGCCTGAAGAAGCACAATTATTTATTAATGAACAATTAAAAAGAAATGCAAATACTCTTGGAGCAAATCAAGTTATCTACACAAGAGAAATAGCACCAGGTCAAACTATGGATTACTATGTACAACCAAAGACTGTGTCGGAAACAACCGATACAGGCAGAACTGCTGATTTTGAAGATTTTGAACTTGTTCCTTTAGGACCCGGTGATGACAGAAATGCAGCACAAGTTTTAATTGAAGAATATGATCCACGAGAAATACAAATGTTTACTATTACCTTGGATTCTGATAAAGCTCAAAAACCAATGTTTATGTTTAAGAAAAAATCTGGTGGAACTATTGCAAAAGATAGTTTACTTTCTATAACAGATATATACGGCGAATATGGTAGATAAATTCGATAGCATTCAGGACACACCTTACTTAGCACGAGAACCTAATCCACAAGCAGGGGGTCGTGAAGAAGATGATGTTCAAGTAGAAGAGGTTGGCACCACAGTTGATCTTGAAACTAATGGTGAAGCTAACGTAGAAATTATTGATGATGGGTCTGCCGTAGTTGGCGAAGAAGATTTACCTTTAACTTCAGGATTCAATTCAAACCTAGCAGAAATTTTAGATGAGGGATATTTACAATCTCTTTCTAATGACCTTATAGACAAAGTCGAAAATGACAGATCCTCTAGAGAGGATTGGGAAACCGCTTATACCAAAGGTTTAGATTTATTAGGTTTCAAATATGAAGAACGCACCAGACCATTCAGAGGTGCTGCAAGTGTTAATCATCCTGTCTTAGCTCAAGCTGTTACACAATTTCAAGCGATGGCTTACGTTGAATTATTACCTAGTGACGGTCCTGTTAGAACTCAAGTTGTTGGTGCTAACAATGAACAACTTCAATTAGCAGCAGAGCGTGTAAAAGAATATATGAACTATGAGATTACTCATGTCATGGAAGATTATAATCCTGAAATGGATCAATTGTTATTTCAATTACCTTTATCAGGAAGTGCATTTAAAAAAGTTTATTATGATGAAGTTCAAGGTAGAGCTACATCAAAGTTTATTCCTGCAGAAGATATTATTGTTCCTTACGGAGCATCAGACTTAGACAGCTGTGATCGAATATCACAAATTGTAAAAATGTCTATGAACGATTTGAGAAAGAAACAAGTTTCTGGATTCTATCGTGACGTAGATTTACAAGCATATGATGGCGATGATGAGTCAGGTCTTCAAGAAAAAATGGATAGAATAGATGGTGTAAATCCAAACAGCTATCAAATGGATGACATGTCTGAATTATATGAAATGCATGTTGATTTAGATTTAGAAGGTTTTGAAGATTTAAATCCAAAAGATGGCGAACCTAGTGGAATTAAATTACCCTACGTTGTCACTATAGATAGATCATCAAATAAAGTTTTATCTATTTATAGAAATTATGTTGAAGGAGATCCACTAAAAAGAAAGAATGAATATTTTGTTCACTACAAGTTTTTACCTGGACTAGGTTTTTACGGGTTTGGTTTAATTCACATGATTGGTGGTTTGACAAGAACTGCCACAACAGCATTAAGACAACTATTAGATGCAGGTACTTTATCTAATCTACCAGCAGGTTACAAGTCACGTGGTTTAAGAATACGTGATGATGATCAACCATTACAACCTGGTGAGTTTAGAGATGTTGATGCACCTAATGGAATTATTCGTGAAGCATTAATGCCTTTACCTTACAAAGGTCCTGACCAAGTTCTTATGCAACTACTAGGCTTCTGTGTGGATGCTGCAAAACAATTTGCAACCGTTGCAGATATGCAAACATCTGAAATAGGTAAGTCACAAACACCTGTCGGTACAACAATGGCATTAATGGAACGTGGCACAAAAGTTATGTCTGCTGTTCACAAAAGATTACACTTTGCTCAAAAGAAAGAATTTAAATTATTAGCTAAAATTTTTAAAGTAGCTCTTCCACCCGTGTATCCTTTCAATGTTCAAGGGGGACCTAGACAAATTAAGGCTGTCGATTTTGATGACAATATAGATATCTTACCTGTATCGGATCCAAACATTTTCTCCATGTCACAACGTGTGACGTTAGCACAAAACCAATTGCAACTTGCTCAGAGTAATCCTCAGATGCATAATTTACGTGAGGCTTACAGAAGAATGTATATAGCTTTAGGTATAAAAGATATTGAACAAATACTTCCAGTACCACCTCAACCGCAACCGCAAGATCCAGCTATGGAACATAGTGTTGTATTACGTGGTGCTCCTTTACAAGCTTTTCCACAACAAAACCATGAACTTCACATAAAAGCTCACAGAGCATTTATGTCATCTGCTTTAGTAAAAGCTAATCCAATGGCAGTTATGAATTTAGTTTCTCATGTCATGCAACATACTTCTTTACTTGCTACACAGGTTGTTGATCAAGCAATGGTAGAAGAGGCAGAAAAATTACGTCAACAATTTGGTGATCAAGTGCCACCAGAAGCGTTACAAGCACTACAAATGCAAAGAGCAACTAAAATTGATGAAGAAATTGTAAAAATTACAGAACAAATGGTCATGGAAGAACAGGAATCTATGCAGGATCAAAACATGGATCCTCTTGTTTTGCTTAAACAACAAGAATTAGCTCTAAAACAATCAGAAATGGAGATGCAAGCTCAACTAAAAGGTGAAAATCAAGCATTAAAAGAGAATCAATTCGATTATAAGCAAGCTTTTGACGCTAAAAAATTACAAAAAGACTATGATTTAGCTAATTTACGTGCAGATGTAGCAACACAACGTCAAAATCAACAAAATACAGGCCAAAATGATTAGTTTATTAGCTGGTCCAGTAGCTGGAATGATTAAAGACGCTGTTACTGGCTTTGTAGAGACTAAAAAGGCAAAATCAGAGCTAAAATTAACTGAAATAAAGGCACAAAAAAGTCTCAAAGAGCAGCAAATTGCTGGAAAAGTTGCGTGGGAGGCATCAGCCGTAGATCAAATGAAAGGGTCGTGGAAAGACGAGTTTGTTTTACTAGCTTTGATGATACCTGCAATCTGTGCCTTCTTACCTTTTATGCAACCACACATAGAACGTGGGTTTCAGATTTTGGAAAGTTTACCGGAGTATTATACCCACCTCTTATATTTAGCCTGCTCTGTCAGTCTGGGGGTTAGGGCGGCACCTGGTATCAAAGGAATGATTTCTAAGAAGAAATGACAACAAAATGCATAAAGTGTGACTGCTTATGCCATTGTTGTTCAACTTGTATGTGCGAATGCACCATATGCGAACATGAAGAAACAGAAACTAACAACAACAGTTCCTCCTAAAAAAGGACCAGTCTCACAAGGGTTGAAAATTAATTCTAAAAAGATACAAATAGTTAAGACAAACAAATAAGGATATTCTTAACTATGAAACACACCTATTTTACGATACCTGGGTGGTTCAATTACTCTGAAACTTACGACATCGTTGTAGATCAAATAGCCG